ATGGCCCTTCGAACCAATGTGCAGCGTCGCCCCGGCTCTGCCATGTATTACGCCCGAGTTTCAATTCCCGTGGACCTTCAATCCTATTACCCGACAAAGCATCCGGGACGTTTCAAGACTGAGATTTGGAAGTCTCTCGGCACGCGCGACCCGAAAGAGGCCAAGGCCAAAGCAAAGCCGGTGCTCGCCGCATGGGATGCAGAATTTGACGCGCTCCGGCGCCGTCGCGATCCCTCCGAGGGAGACATCGCAAAAGCCGTCTGGCAACACTATGAAACCGCCCTCGCCGAGGATCAGTTGATTCGGTCGCGCTTCGCGACTCGGAGCGAAGTCGATTCGAGCACGGCGAAACTGGTAAAGGACATTCAAACGGGCAGCATCCCGTGGTCCGATGATCCTCTGGTACAGCTTAACGCTAGCCTCGATCTTCAGGTGATGAGCGATGCAGCGGCCCTCGACAGCGATCGGCGCAAAATCCTCTTAGGAGAGCTTCGCAATCACCTCGCCAAGGGGGAAACCGCCCTCATTGAATGGGCGGCAGATGATGTGATCCATCGGGAAAGACTCCTGATCCCGAAAGGATCGTCTGTCTATCGCGACCTATGCCAGCGCCTCCAAAGGGCTCAAATCGAGGCATTGGAACGCACCCTAGAGCGAGACGTCGGGAACTTCGCAGGAAGACCTGCCGACCCCATCGTGGTCCCACCCGATCCGACGCGGGCTCAACAGATCGCGGCGCCGGGCGAAACCATCTTGGAGCTCTTCGAAAAGTATGAGCTTGAAAAGAAGGCGTCAGTCACGGCGGACACTTGGGCGCAAAATCGGATCATCGTGAGGTGGTTTGCTGAGTACGTCGGCGAGACCGCACACGTTTCGGCAATAACCCGGAAAGCCGTTCGCGACTGGAAGCACAAGCTCGCCAAGTGGCCTATCAAGGCGACGAGCGTGAAAGAATTTCAGGGGATGGACTTCAACAAGATCGTTGAGGCCAATGAGACCTTGAAGCGCCCAACGATCGCACAAAACACGCAAAACAGATACCTCAGCGCGATTGCGGGCTTCACCCAATGGCTAGCACACAACGATTACATCAGTCAGGACGCCACCCAAGGCATGTTCCTGTCGATCGACAAGCGCAAGCGGAGCCGCTTTCCATTCAACGATGACCAACTGAAAGGCATCTTTACCTCTCCCCTTTTCCGGACTTGCAAGGGCGCCGAAAACGAACACCTACCCGGCAACGTTCAGATCCGCGATTGGCGCTATTGGCTCCCCTGGCTCGCGCTGTACACCGGTGCTCGCCTAGGAGAACTCGCACAGCTTTTAGTCGCCGACGTTCGTGAGCTGCACGGAGTTTGGATCTTGCACATCACGCGCGAAGGTTCAGACCTAAAATCAACCAAAACGGAAGGGTCGCAACGCGTGGTCCCGATCCATTCCGAACTGATCAAGCTCGGGTTCTTGGAATACCATAGAGCAATGGCCAACCGCGGCGAGGCACAACTCTTTCCTGAGATTAAGCCGGATGCACGGGGCTTCTTTTCAGGCTTCCCGTCGCGCTGGTTTAATAAGTACTTCCGGAAGGTCCGGGTTAAGGGCGACAAAACAACGAATTTTCATTCGTTCCGACATACCGCCGCGGACGCTTTTCGGCGGGCGGGCTTCCTTGACGAACAGTTTGCACCGCTGCTTGGGCACACAAAGAGCACGACGACCGGGCGATACGGCCTTGTGCCGCAAGGCATCCTTGAGGATCGCGTTAAGATGATAGAGGCGATGTCGTATCCGGTCATTCTGGTTGGCAACCCCAGCGATCATCCCGCGGCTTAGCCAACCCGGAATTTAGAACCGGTATCCAACAGACACGTTCACGGCGGGGGTATAGTAGATACTGTCGCCATTCTGCTGAGTGCCGAAGTGGGTGACCATCTCCGATTCAGCCCTAACAAAAACGCTGCCGAAATTCCGCTCAACGCCGAAACCGAGGATGGCTATTGGAGACCAATAGCGATCCTGTGTTTCCGTGATTGGTCCAAGGGTCACACTTTTGCACCCAACAGCAACAAGTTGAACCTCGTTGATCGCCGGTCGCTGGCGAACCACGATCGGATCACAAACCGAACTCCCGGAACTGTCTCTAGTAGTCTTCGTGACGGTCTCTTCAGCACCAGCGCCGAATTTGGCAAAGATCAACCAGTCTTGGAAGATCACCCCCGCGCGCAATGACAGATCGCCTTGCCATGGACGGGTACGAACAATCGAATTCGTCTGACTGTAGTTCAGAATGATCGGGTTGTTTGAAATTGGATAGTTGTCCAGAAACTCTTGAGAACACCCGTAGCACTGCATCCACATCTGCCTGGATGGCAGAGATGTTCCCGGCTGATAGAAAGATGTTGATGCCGACGATCTGCTGAATGAGTACTGAGCCCGCGCTTCAAATCCGATAAGGAGCGCATCTGAGGTCGCATTGTACCCGCCGATTATCCCGACCTTGCCACCCTGTAAGGAGTCGAGCGGAACGACCGGAAAGCTGCCCCGCTGATCCGTGCTAGAGAGCGAAAAATCGTACCCTCCCGTTAAGCCGACATACGAACCGTCAAACCTCGACTTAAATGCTGCAGTGTCGTTGGCCTGAGCTGTTCCGACACTAAACAAGGCAGCCGCACAAATCGGAAGGATATTCGAAAGTCGAATGCACTTCAAAACGCACGCTCCAAAAGGGATCAGCGAAACAGAGCGACCGTAGGTGCAGTCCGGCGATTATGCAACTGTATCGCGCAATCTTAGCCCAAATGGATGTGGGCGCGGGTTGATGTCCGCGCCCAAGTGGCGGCGCTACCGGATGACGCCTGACGGATTGCGGTCCTCTTCCTCATCAATGAAGCGCGCTTCCGATTCAGACCGGTGACCGTGCGGGTCTTCCAAGAACTCGGCTTCATCAGACTCTTCCGGCTTGGCTTCGTCAGCGTCCGGCTCGCAGCTCGACTCCGGAGCGATGCCCCGCTCGCAAACGATCGCTTCCGTGATCTCGGCTTCGATCTGGCCGCGCAGAAAAGCAGACGGCTGGATAGCGCCGAAGGCGTGAAGAACAGCGTCAACGCGCCCAGCAACGAACCTGTCGAAAGCGCAGTCCGGGACGATTTGGGTGAAAGGCATTTTGGCACCTCTAGTGGTTTCAATAGCCGAAGACTCGCATAGCCCTGCCTTCCCGTCAATAATTTTATGCAATGATTTCATATACTTAGTAAGTCAGGACTGACTTAATCGGCTTTAATTCCTATTGACACCGTCCCCCTCTCTGTCCGCATGATTTGCCGCAGCTCGGAGTAAGCCCACTCAGCATCCCGGCGAAGCCGATGGCAGATTGTGAATGTCCGGGGACCGATCAACTTCGAAACAGCGGCTTGATTGCGCATTGCATAGGTTGCCCATCCGTCGTCCGGAGGCTTCGGTTCAAAGCGAACTTGCTTGTGTCTTCCCGGAGCGTGCCACTCGCCCCAAGCCTTTTTCATCAGGGTGCGGACGACCTCAACATCAGCATCGGTCGCACAAAACTCGCCATGAAGATGAAGGCGGCGATCATTGTCGGCATCCACCGCGAACCAGTAGAGCAGATCAAGACCGCCCCGCTTTAGCTCCCGGTCGAGATCGCGTTTCAGACAGTCTAGGAAGCCGGCAGAGTGAGACTTTGCACGATCGATTGTCTCAGGCGTCAAATTGAAGCTGAAAGCGACGTGGCGCTTTCCTTCCGTGATCTGAAGAGCGACGTTCGCGAAGAGAACCTTCACGCGATCTCCCGTGAGAGCCCAAACAGGTACAAGATTGTCATTCGCTGGTGAGAGAGCGACGGGGTTATGGGTAGGAGAAGAGAGAGTAACTAAAGATGAAGGCGTGAGCGGAGCGACCGGGAGCTTGAACGCTCGGATCTTCGCGATGATTTCACCGTCCTTTTCGACGCTTCGACGACGACGAGACGGGACATCTTTCGACCGCTGCTCTGGAACATTATTCGACCGCTGCTCCGAGACATTATTCGACACTGTCGCGGATGGTACCGGAACATTTTTCGACCGATCGGAAGCGTCGTTCCCGTTAGAGATTGTGGCGGTGTGACTTGATCCAGTGCCAATGAAGTCCGTGGCATTCAGGACGGTGATCACCTCTTCCTCGGTGATGCCGGCGCCGATAACAAACCTGCCGGTCCTGACTTCCTCCAGAAGCTCTTCGCCCCAGCGGTCGAGATCGTCCGCGCTCTGGGCGGCGCTTTCTGGCGCTCCTCCCGACAAAAAATCTTCGAATTTGTTCTGATCTTCAGCGCAGTTAGCGCTATAATGATTCACAGAAGTATGCGACGGCATCGTTTTACTTCTAACTCCTTGACTAAGAGGGTCGCGCCGCGAACGCGACCCTCTTTTGTTGTTTGGTGGCTACTATAGCGGCGACGCGGCCACCTGCATGAAAATCACCCTAAAATACCGCCGGGCCGCTGCTGGAGACGAATTTCGCGAATAATCATCTGTCGCATTGAGTGCTCAGCCGCCTTCGCGATCGTCTCTCCCATACGTTGATGGTCTTCGTTGGAAGAGCCCGGATTGCCCTGTACGGTAACGCTGATCGCCGGAGCGATTGTCGGAGCATTGATCACGCCGCCGATCGATTTCGACGCGTCCGCAACCGCGCCACCGTCCGCGAAGGACGGCAGCCGAGCGAGCCTTAACGCTTCAACATTAGCGACGCCCCCGTGGCGGCGCACATCTTCCTGAGAGAAGACCACCTCACCCCGATGCACGATGCCTGCAGGCTCATATTTGCCGCCGGGGCCGGTGAATCCGCCGACATCGAACTTTGGCACGGCGTATTCCCCGACCATTGCAGACAGGGGCGCAGAGACAGCGCCGCCGTCTGAAAAGCCCAGTCCTCCGGACAGGGCACGCATCAGAGGCTGAACAACCGCTATCTTGATGATCATTTCCTCAAGCGCGCGGATCACAACGCGGCCCATGTCGGCAAAGCCCGAGCTGACCGACTTGGCGCCCGTGGCGATGTCGGCAAGGCCGCTGGTTAGGCTCGTTTCGATCGAGCCCGACAAGCCCCTCAGGGCCTCGTTGAGGCGCAGGGCCGCGGCTTCCGAGCTGGCGAGCGCGGTGGGGACATCGTTGCCGTAGATCGATCGGAGCTGGCCGGCAATGGCGACATCTTCGCTCGACAGCATCGCGGTCTTGCGGCCGAAATCGATCTCGGAATTGACCTTGGCCTTGGCGAGTTGTTCGGCCGCTTCGCCGGCCGCCTTGGCGAGCTTGTCGATCCGGGCGGTCATTGCCGCGGTCGGTTCAATGCCGGCCTGTTGTGCCGCCGTAAGCAGCGATGCACGGGCGCGCATCTCGTCCAGCGCCGCGGCGCCAAGACCGACGGCTTTTGTGTCGGCTTGCACGCGGGCGGTATGTCGTTCGATCGAAGCCGCCGTGGTGTCGAAGGCGTTCGCCTCGCCGGACTTGGCCGGCGCCGGATTGCGCGAGGTGTCGCCGCGGACGGCGGTTTGCACTTCCGATGCCTGCTGCATGGCGCGCATCATGCTGGCGCGGTTCTGTAGCGCCGCGCGCAGCTTGTCGTTCGCCGTGGCGCGGCCGACGTCAACGCCGGTCTCAATGCCGAGCGCGGCCGGATCAGAATTCAGCCCTAAGGTGCCCGTCAGTTCGGTGAGCCGTACCCAGATCGGCGAGTTGCCAAGTTCGGCGAACAGGTCGGGGATCGACTTAAGCGCCCCATAGAGCTGGTTCGCGAGCCCGACTAGCTCGGCGAACTTCTCAACGATCGCGGTGGTATTCTCTTTGAAATTGATACCAAGTTCGGCAATGTCGTTCTGGATCGGCTTCCACCTGTCGGCAAGGATCTTGTGCGCTTCCTCCATTCGCTCTTTGAGGGCGATGGCGCGGCCGACGTCGGCCTCAGAAATGATCTCGGCTTTGCTGATCGCGTCGGCGCGGGTCAGAAGCTGGTCAAGGTAGCCGGCATCGGCCTTGAGGTTAGCCGCGACCTTTGGGCCGAACGCCTTCTCTGCAATGTCGAGGGCGGCAAGGCGCTCGCCCTTCTGCATGGCTTCATCGATCAGCCTGACAACGGCGCGGATGCGTTCCTCGGTGCCAGTGGCGGTGCTGAATTGCGCCAGCCCGCGGTTGCCGGACAGGTTGCCCGCGTCGGCCAGTTCCTTGATGCGCCGTTCAAGGTCGCTGCCCCCAAGTTTCGTGTTGGTAGCGTCGTTGAAGCGCCGCAGTGCGTCGGCGCTGTCATCGATCGACAGGCCGGCACCCTTCGCGGCCTTCTCAATGCGCTGGTAGAAATCGGTGGTGACGTTGGCGCTTGCTGCCTTCGCGGCAATACCGTTAAACTCTTCGATACGCTCGCTGGCTAGCTGCACCGAATAGCGCAAGAAATCGAAGGTATCCTTCACCGCAGTGATTGCGAGCGCGAGCGGCCCGACAACGCCGAGCACGCGGCCAAGTGCCAGCGTCGCCACGCCCGCCGCCCCCTGAGAAGCGAGGAAGGTGCTGTTCATCGCAATCACCTTGCTGGTGATCGCCATGGTGGCCTTGCCGGCGACGTCCGCCGCCTTGTTCATGTCGCGCTCGAACTTGTCGACGTCGGCGCGGATTGGGATGTTGAGCGCGGGGACGGCCATTAGGCGCCCTGCCCGATAAACAGCGCGGCCAAGACCTCGAAGGCGATGACCGCGTGAGCTGCCAACGGTCCTTTGCGCACGTTCGCCGCGATCAACTCCCTCACCTCCGATCGCGCCTTGCCGCCGCCGACCAGAGCAAGCTCAAGCACTCGCGAAACGTCATCTTCCGTGTAGAGGCCATCTCGAAAGCGTCGAAGGCACGCGGCCGGGCTACTGCCGTTGTCACCCGGCAAGCCGCGGATGGACAAGACGTTCCTGACCCACGGATGATCAAGGTTGAAGACGTGTTGGCCGCCCGCCCATTCGAGGGTGCGGGCGCATTCGCTGGTCATTTTAATGCCTCGCTGATTGCGTTTCCGATTTTGGTTTCGATTTCATCGCGCATGGCTTCGTAAGTGTTCCAAAAGAAAGGGCGTGCTGGCTGGCGCGATGTACCGAATTCAAACGCTTCCGCGTAGTCGTAGGGCTCGCCGCTTCCCTCGCGCACTTCCTTCGTCGTTGCGTCCCCACCGGCCTGCACGACGACTTCGAATTCGTCGCGGCCGGGCGTCGTGGTGCAGCTCGCTTCCAATGCACCCGTTTCGTCGGGTGCCTGCTCTTGAGCTTTCAGCGCGGCACGTTGGGCAGTGGAAAGGCGTTCGGCTTCAGTTTGAACCGACTTCTGAGCTTGTTGGTGAACCTTGTCGGTGAGTGAGTTCAAATACCGGGTGAGATCGTCGGACATACTACAGCACCAACATATCGGGGGTGATCGACGGATCGGCGAGGAACGACAAGCCCCCGCTTTCACCAGCCGCGGCGCGCGAGACGGCCATCGCCGAGGCGACCGCACCGTCGATGCTCCACCATCTCTTCGATTTGACGAACCGAACGGCGTGCTGTTGCTTGTTCCGCTCTACCTCAACATTGGCGAAGTTGAACCGCAGCACGGGATTGCCACCGTGCCGAAACCTGCCGGCAACGATCGCGCGTTCCAGCTCCGCAATCGCCGGCATCATCGTAAGCGCGCCTTGGCGCATTTCGACAGCCGGATAGCCGTCGTTCTGCAAGCTGTTGAGCACGCTTCGCGCAAGAGCAGGATCGAACGCAATCTCTCTGACTTCGAAGCGATCGCAGAGGTCGCGAATAGCAGCTTCCACAGCATCGAAATCGACCACGTTGCCGTCAGTCGCGGTGATCAGCCCTTGTCGTTCCCATTCAAGATAGGGTGCGCCGGTTCGCTCTTCCCGCTCCCGAAGGTTCATCTTGGGGCAGAAGAACATGGGCAGGACGGTGAACCCGCCATCGTCGTCGCGCCACGCGGCAACGATCACGGTGAGGTCGGTTTGTGATGAGAGATCGACACCGAGCCAACACGGGCGCCCCTTCAGCGCCTCAAGGTCGATAGGGGCTGCGCCCTGATCATAGACCGCCATCTCAACGAACGGGTCAGTTGAGCGGTCGAGCCAGACATTCAGATTGTATTGCCGGAATGTCTCACGAGCGGTGATGCTGGTTTCGGCCTCGCGCGCGAGCTGGCGAAGACCTTCGATGTCCTGGTAACCAAGTGCAAGGCCAGGATTGGCACGGTGCCAAAGGGCTTCGTCTCTCCAATCGGCATCGTCGGGCGTTTCGAACAGAATTGGAAGCAATGACGGATCATCGATCTCGCCACGCGCCACTTTCCGGGCGCGATCGACAATCTCGTGAGCGATGTTGTCCTGACCGCGGCCGGCGGTGGTGGCGACGATCAAGAGGGCGCCTTTTGACTTTGGCAACGCGCTGGTAATCGCCTTCCAAAGTTCGGCATTCCGCCAGATGTGAAGTTCATCGACGAAGGCGAACGCTGGCGTGCGACCATGGGCCGGCGCACCGTCGCCGGCGATTGCCTCGAGGAACGAGCCATCCTTCTTGAAGACGATCTTCTTGACGCTGTTGTGGGCGTCGTGAATCTTGGTCGCTGCTACCAGCCGCTTGTCTTCCCGAAGGATGCCGGCCGCCTCTTTGAAACCGAGGCCGGCTTGCGTTCGATCGGACGCGGCGAAGATCGCCTCGCCACCGGGGCGGCGCTCTGGGCCGATGGTGTGCAGAAGCGACAGAGCCGCCGCCAGTGATGTTTTCCGATTGCCGCGCGGCAGCAACAGAACCACCGTCTTGATGATCCGGTTGCCGTGCTGGTCGCGCGGTCCATAGATGCGCCGAACGATCCGCTCTTGCCACGGGTCAAGCTGGAACGCGCGCTTCGGCCGCTTGCTCTTGGGGTGCTTGAGCAAGCGCAGGAACGTGACTGCGCGTTCGCCGTAGCCGAGCGGGTCATCGATCGGCGAGCCGTCGAACAGCCAATGAGGATAGGTGTCAGACGCTGAGCGGGTTGTCATCGTCGTCCGTGGTGTCGTTGTCGCGGACCGCGGGGCGGTTGCGAGAGACGGGCGTAAGGCCAAGTTCGGCGGCGAGCTGGCGCGCGGTCTTCATTGCGGCGTCTTGGGCGCGAACCAATTTCAAATCGAACTCGGCGCGGTTCCTGATTTCGAGCTCACGAACACGTCCGGTTGCCACGCAATAGCTGGTGAGGCTTCCGAGGTCGGCAGAGGTCAGGATGCGTCGTTCAACAAGCACCGGCAGAACGGTCCGCCATTCAGCTTTGGCATATTTAGAGAGCCAAGACGGTGGCGGGATGATCTCGCCCATAGCGTTCGCGTCTCCGGTGATGTCAGGTTTGCGCCCCTTCACGTTGGTCGCCCCTCGACAGAAATTTTGCTTCGGTGCAAGTATGCGGTGTGGCTGGGAAGAGATTCGAGTTGGCAGCAATAGTGGTTGTCGGGGCAATCGCGGCCCTGACCGTTAGCTCTTACCTGATCGCAACAGGCCACATTCAGCTTGGGCAGCTTAAGGAGTGGCAGACCCTTACCGGCGCACTTTTTGCGTTGATTGCTGCTAGCATTGCCTACCGCGGCGCGACGGCGAAGGTCCGCTACGATCGGGAAGTATTGGCTGCCGAGCATCTTCGTCGTCGGCTCGCACTTTACCTCAAACTCGATATCGCTCTTCAACCGTTTATCGAGGAAGCGCACACTCTGTGGGGAAGCTTCTTGTTTCCGCCGTTGGACAATCCACAAACGATTGAGCTGCAGAGTCTTTTGATAAGTGAGCCCCCGGAGATCGAAGAGGCATGGACCTATCTCGATTTGTTTCCACGAGAGATAATTGCCGAGATCCGACGAATTAGACTTGGGACGCGCAATATCTCGCATTTGGTAAGGAAATCGCCTCAAAGCGATCTTATTTGGCACCCTCATCAAGAGCCGCCTTATCCAATCCAAAAGATACGAACCGAGCTGAGGCACATGTGGCAATCCGCGGCGATAGTCGTTGACGTTCTCGGACCGATGATAAAGACAATGGCCCCGGAAATGGACGGGGGACGACGGGACGTCGTTATCTATGGCGACCCAGGCCCTGACCACTTCGATGACTGATCTCATTTCCCAACCTTCTCACAGCGCAGGTCGAGACCGCGGGAACGCCCCAGCTCTCGAATGCTTTTAATGGCGTAGCTGTCGCCGTCGTATTGGACGCGGTGGTCAAGGCTTACGTCCGCAATGTAGCGCGTCCGAAAGGTGATCTCGGTTTCCGACGTCGAACCGCGTTGCCCTTCCCGATCGTCCAACGAGTATTGCAGAACGGCAGCGCGCATCTTGGCGACCAGTTCCCAACTTTCGGCCGGGGTGCCGTACTCATCGATTGTCGTCACCGGCCGATGAATGATAATCACGCTATCGAGGCTTCCCGCTCGCATGGTCAGGCTTCCTGAACAATCGCAGAGACTGAAATGACAGCATGCGAATAGGGCCCGTGCGGGTCGCGCATGTAATGAGTCCGGTTCGCCGCCATATCGTGAACAATGAAACCGGGAATTCGCAGAGCCCCGTCGCGCTGAGCATCTACTCGTACAGCTTCAACGATGGCGCCGGCCGCCTGCTTTGCAGCTTTAAGGCCAGACTCTTGAAGCCAGACGTGCAACATCGCAGTCGTAGTTGCGCTGAAATCGCCATAGAGCGTCTGGCCCTCGCCGATGATGACTGCAGGCATACGCTCCGGGCGACCGGTGACGTCCAGAACATTGTCGGGCGGGACAAGCTCAGTCAGATCGGCAGACTGAACTAGCCGCTCGCGAATGAGTGCTTGCAGCGCCAAAGACGGGTCAACACTCGCCATTTTAGAAGCTCCAAGCCCGATAAGGCGCCAGCAGATCAAGGAAACCGAAGGGCATCGAAGCCGAGGTGACGCCGACCAAGGTCGCCTCGCGGTTCTCATAGAGATGCGCGGCGAGCTGGCGCACAGCTTCGTCCACTGGCGCGGGAGTGCCCGCCGCATCCACGTCTGACGCGGTGTAACCGGTGATCCATTGCTTGGCGGCGGCGAGCTTGCTGCTCAGCAGCGCGTCGTCGTCGTCCAAGGTCAGGTTGAGGTGTGCCTTCAGATCGTCCAGAGTGACCATGGAGAAAATCCCAATTAGGTGCTCTCTTGCGCGGTGGGGGACATGCGGTCGGGGGCTCTCTGGCCAAAGTTGGCGACCCCCCTCCCCGACCGTCGAGGCTTTCGTCCCTTTTCGTATGGCGTTGTGAGTGCCGCTTCTAACGACCACTCACCCCTAAGACGGGCATAGACAACCGTATACGGAAGACCGTACTCGTTCGCCCATTCCGTAAGTGTCTTAGATCGCCCCTGAAACTTGAACTGCTTGCTGTTCGATCCGATCACCGCACTGGTGATTGCATCCTCAAAGGACCAACCGCGTCTGATTCGATCTTGCAGAGTGGCAACCGGAATGCCGGTCTCCTTCGCCCAATCATTCAGGGATTGACGTTTCCCGTTGTACTCGTAGTGCGAAGCGCGGCCATTGATGCCCCCTGCTTGCTCCGCTTCATGCTTTTCAATGAAAGCGAGTGCCTTCTTCCGAATGAAATCATGTTCATACCCAGCGAGGTTGCAGGTTAGGACAAAGTCTCTGTTCGGCTTCGTAAGCCAGTCGATTGCTCGCAAACGGTCGGCGCTGCCTGTTCGTGACGTGGCATCGAGCAACGCCTGGTTGATCACCGCACACCAAAGATTTTTCTCCGGGCACATCATGGGCGACCGAACCCGCCTTCCTCACGGATGGCCTTTCTGGTGTTGCAGACGATCGCCATGGGACGCCAGTTAGAGCGATCCCAGAACAGACGCATGTCGCCCTTGTGCGCCTTAATATGATCGACGCACTCAGCAATGCGGCCGCACCCGCAAGCGCAGTAGCGATTTTCGGGGCGAGCAAGGAACGCTCTACTCGCCTTCTGCCATTTAGAGTCGTAGCCGCGTGCGTTGGCATTCGGTCGGCGCCGGTCTTTCTCTGCACTGCGCTCGCGCTGGCAAATGCAGATGATGCCGTGCGCAACTTTGCGCCCGCAGTTGCAAATTCGCGGCGGCTTCATCGGCATTACGGCATCCTCGTCGTTGAGAGGTCACCGAGCGCGTTCAACTTGGCGCGGGCGACAGGATCGACCTTGCCCGGAGTGGCATCGATTGTTTCCTCGCTGTCTCCCTTGCCTCCAAAGATTGCTTTCAGAAGCTCAAGGCGCCCTCTCTGAGCCGCAAGGATTTCGCCGGGTGTCGCATCCCATGCCTGATCAGGGGACCATCCGAGCCAACCGGTAGCGATTTCGAAAAGCCGATGATGGAATTCATCGAAGGTGATCGGCTCGCCTTCCTTACGGTTCTCTTTGCCTTCATCGACACCGGCAAGGCTCAAGACGAACCGAGCGAGCGGTTCGGCGAGCGCATGAAGAGAGAAGTGAAGTGCTTCGTATTCGATCGTATTTAGGACGCCGGATGCATCCGTGATCGCGGAAACGCGGATAACGTCACAGATCGCCGAATGATTGCCCTGAGACACCGCTTTCAACAGCGGGGAGAAACCACCCCACCGTTCATGAAGCGTTGCAGCGGCCCGCAAGGTCGGTCGCAACGTCACGAAAAAGCGACCAAGTGAAATGGTTACGTCCGACAGAATGGGCCGCTGCTTATTCATCAGGCCGCCACCTTGAGCTTGATGAAGCGGTCGGGGTGAGTGAGGCCAGCGCCCACCCGCTTCCGGGCGTGGAACCGAACCTGCCCCTTGGTCGCGAGCGAATACGGGTCGCGAAGCACCGAAAGGCCGACGCGATCGACGATGCGATAGCCCTTCAGATCGCCGAACAGCACCGGGTATTTGTTGGCGCCGATATCGTCCATGTCGATCGCTTCGACGATCGGGCGACCAAGCAGGGTGACCGGTGCGCCAGCCGAGATCGGATCGAGGACCAGATAGCGGCCGTTGCCGTCCTTCCACTGGCGGATGGTGCCGAGCGTGGTGCGGTTCATCATCCACACGCCGTTCTGGGCATGAACGCCGGGCAGCGCGTGATACATACCGATCAGCACATCGGCCGGATTGGTAGCCGGGAAGGCCGCCGCCGCTCCGGTCTTGACTTCGGCGATGCCCGCGGCAGTCATGATGCCGGTCGGTTGCTTGACGCCAGACCCTTTCACGAAGGCCGCGGCTTCCTTGATGCCGAACGTCTCAGCGAGGTCTGCCGCGAGCTCGCCTTCGAGATTGTAGGCGTTGTCTTCCAAGAGCTGCGTCGACACGTCCGAATAGGTCGTCAGCTCAAACGGCGCGATCGTGAGCTGTTCGAAGCTCGGCTCGCTTTCGCTGCGATCTTCGGTTTCATCCACCCAGGATGCCACCGTGCTGCCGGTGCGGCGGGGATACTTGATCTCGGCAGCACCGATGCTGGCGACGTTCGCATACTGCCGAATAGGCGAATACGGCCGCAACAACTTGATCAGCTCGTTGCCGAACTGCTCCGGGGCGAGGTAGCCGCCGGACGCATCGGTCGAGACGGTCAGTGCCTTCTGTTCGTCGGCACCCATACGTTCGACACCGCGACGCGCGAACGAAATGAACGCCTTACGTTCCAGATCGTCGTTGTCGTTTGCGGCGCCGATGCCCGGCCGGTTCATCTTGGCCTCGATACGGTCCAACCGATCGGCCAGCTTGTTGTCGTTCGCGGCCTTGGTTTCGATCGCGGTCAAGCGGCTGTCGACGGCTTCCTTCAAATCGGCGAGCGCCTTGGTGACCAGTTCATCCGCCGGTTCGGTGTCGGCTTCCTTCAGTTCCAGTTTGTAGTCGGACTTCATGCTCACTTCCTGATTTGCGCCGCAGCGCTGTTGATGGCCGCGGCGATTGCTTCGGCCGAATTGAATTGCTTCGCGCTGGTGACGCGCGCCTTGGGATGGCTGGGATTTCGGACAAGGCTGATCTCGAAGAGATCCAGCGCCGAGATGACGCGATTGCTGCCCTGACGGGCGGATGCCTTGGTCCGAAAGCCGATGGACAGACCTGCAATCAGCTTTCCCTGCACAAGGCCGCGAACCGCGCGAGCGCGGGCGCTTTCTGCGAGATGCAGCTTGCCTTTCACGGCGAGCCCTTCGTCGGTTTCGCGAACCTCTTCCCAGGTGCCGACTAGGTCGGCCGGGTCGTGCTGGAAGAGCATCGGCAGATCGGAGACCGCGACGTTGAAGGCGCCCTTGGTAATGATATCGCCCACGCTGTCGGGCGAGCCGAACGGCCATGCAATGCCGGTGATGACACCGGCATCGTCGACCGCGAGTTGTGCTTTGATCTCAATCTTGTCCATGATCAGGGATTCCAAAGTAACGAGCTTCAAGGACGGCTTCGGCGAGCGGATACGTCTCCACGATCGGCCGACCGTTGACGTAGCAGGCGATGAGCCGTGCGGCCTTTTCCGGAGGCGTGCCACCACCGATCAGAGCGAGGCGGATAACTTCGCTTAGCTCGGTTAGGCTGAATTGCCGGGCAAAAATTCGATGGCAAAGAAGACCGATGCCGACGCCGGTCTTATTTTCCAACTCAGCAACCTGTGCTGGCGGAAGGTCGAACCTATATTCGGCGTCGCCCAGAAACATGGTGATCGCTGTGCCGCTCATACGGCACCGTACTGAGCAGCGCGGGCGTATAGCGATGCGCGGTCGACGCCCTGATAAGCGCCGATATCTTCGACATCTGCATCGAACGAGACGCCGACAGAGCCCGCGATCACGTCACCGTAGATCAGCGGAATAGCGTCGCCTTGGGCGCCGGTGTTACTCGGCCCGACGATGTTGTAGCTCTGGTTTGTCTCGGTCGCCTGCGCGGGCTTAGAGAGCAAGTTCGCGACGCCGGCGAGTGCCAGGCCAACGCCGATGGCCGCGATCTGGCCGTATGTCATACCGAGGACGCTGAAGGCAGCGGAATCCATACCACCCAGCAGACCAAGGCCGCTGACCGGTGCCATGAAGATTGCCGCGCCGACAAGCACGACGCCGAGGATCGTTTTGATCGTGCCTTTGCTGGAGGTGCGCGAACCGTCCGCCGCCGGGATGATGTGAAGTTCACCCTCGCCAAGATTGAGCCCATGAACCAGCTCAAGGTCGAGATCCATCCCCTTGCTTCGCTTTCCGCGAACCAACCTGTAGGAGCCAACTTCCATCGCTTTGACGAAGCGACCGGGAAAGGCACAATTGAGGGCACGCAGCGCTTCAGCCGCAGTGCGAACATGGAACTTGAACTTGTCGCCAAACTCCTTTCGGAGTCGTCCGTACAGTCGAATCGTCGCCATGATCACGCCACCTTCGTCGCTGTGGGCTGGATCGCTGGATTGATAAATTCCGAGCCACCCGGATAGGCCGGACGATTCTCAGCGGAACGGGCTTCATTCGGATTCAAAATGCGCGCGGCAATCGCCTTGCTATATGCTTCCATCCGAACCGAGAGGTCCGCGCGTGCAAAAGCATCGGTGAAGAATTCGGCCACGTACTTATTCCGCTCTTCGCGGGACAAGAGCTTCAGTCGCAGCTCACCTTCCCACACCACGATCCAGTGTGTGAGAGTGAAGTCGAGAAACTCTTGACCGAGTTGTGCGCTATTTCCCCAAGTCGCGCGGCCCATCTCATAGAGTAGGTGCGGAGGGACGCGGAAGATGCGCGACGTCTCTTCGACCTGATACTTGCGCAGTTCAAGGAACTGAGCGTCGGTTGAGTTGAGCGTTAGAGATTGCCAACTAACATCGGCGGGCAACATGGCCGTGCCGCCGCTGTTCACGCCACTGTTCGCCGCCTGCCATGCGGCTTTGATCTTCGCCATAACGTCGGCATTCGCGGTGCTCTTGAGCGAAAGCACTCCCGAGGGTCGGGCGCCATTCGCAAAGAGACGAGCCGCGTGCCGCTCCATAAGCAGCGACAGGCCGATGGCTTCGCGCGCATCGTGCGCGAGACCCTTGCCGGACAGCGACGGGCTGGGAATGTGGAGGATGTTTTCGCGCGCGATCGGGCGTGTCTGCCCACCTTCCTGAACGGAATAGGCCGGCTCGCCAGAGGACCAATCAACGGTCACCGGAGTAACTTCGGGGTCAAGCCGCAGCAGCTCAACGGGCCTGCCATCAACACGGTTGATGAACGCGAAGCCACCGTTGGGATAAAGAAGCGCGTCGCGCGTCAGCTCTTGGCGGAGCTTGCCCGCGGGAGTCCAGTCATTGGCTTGATCATGCAGAAGCCCATAAACGGGATGGTTTGGCGCCCGCTCCTTTGCGCCATCGGCGCCGCGCTCATAGACGAATACCGGAAGCTGGCCGATCGCCTGAGAGATCGCGTTGACGGCGCAGGCAACCGGCGCACATTCCATCGCGATTTTTGGGGTGACGCGAATGCCAGCGGCAGACGGCAGAGCCCCGAAGAGTTCAAGGAACGCCGCGTCGGGCGTTGCAATGCTCGCTTTGGTTTCGAGGCCGAATAGACGTCTTAGGAATCTGGAAGTCGTCAAGAAAGACACACATGGCTGCCTCTGCAGCCCAGCAGAGGGGGGTTAGATGCCTTTGTGTGTCCCTTGGTCCGACAAGCGGGGTTTGGAAGAATCTGCCCCGGTCTGACAGTGGCATTAGTTTCTCATGACGCCGCAGCGCCGTCAACGATTTGGTGCGACGATCGACTGTTACGGATTGTACCTTATTGAAGACCCCAGAACAGACTTAAGTCATTGAAATAAACAAACAATACAGAGGTGGTCGGGGCAGCTGGATTCGAACCAACGACCTGCAGTACCCAAAACTGCCGCGCTACCAGGCTGCGCTATACCCCGATCCATGACCCGATCCATGACCCGGATCTCTGGGCCGACGGCCGTCGATACACGGTTCACGTCAGACCAGCAAGCCGGCC